CGAAGAACTATTTGAAGAAACAATTTTAAAAATAGTCGATAAAGATAGTAAGAAGTATAAAATTTGCTACGACTTTTATATTTTAAATCAAAGTGATTTATCACTATCATTTAAGTATAACTATTCAGTAGCAGGTATAAGAAAAATAAAAGATAGGATTAATGCAAAGATCAAAGAACTTTCATAAGTTCTTTTTTTGTATCGTTTTGTATCACTTATTTACTTTAAAATTTAATTTGCAAGGAGGCAAAAATATGATGAATCGTAATAAAACACATTTATTGTATTGTCTCCTTCTTTTTATTTAAAGGAGTGAATAAATATGTTTAATAACCCTTTTGGAATGCCAAACGCATTTAACCCACAGGAAAATATAGATAGAATAAATAATCAGATAAATCAATTAGAAAATATGAGAAAACAATTACAACAACCAATGCAACAACCTACAAATCTAACTCAAAATTTCCAATTAGCGCCTAATCGTGATGTTATTAGATATGCTAATTCGATAGATGAAGTAGGCAAAGATGTTGTAACAGGAGATACGCCGTTTTTTAGTAGAGATATGTCAGTCGTATGGATAAAAAATGCAAATGGAGAGATTAAAACATACGAATTAAATGAAGTAGTGCTAAAAGATGAAAAGGATATGAAGATAGACTTTTTAATGGCACAAATTCAAGAATTAAAGAAAGGAATAGAGAAATATGAACATAGCACAAATGTTAATGGGACAATTGAAAATGAGGAATCCACAAATGTTTCAGAAGTTCCAAAATCTACAAAAAAGTCAAAGTAATCCCCAAGATGTTTTAAATAATATGATAAAAGACTATTCTCCAAAGCAGATACAAGATTTTAGAAAATTTGCTAATGGTTTTGGAATTAGCAACGAACAATTAGATAATTTTGGTATCAAGACAAAATAAGTCTTTGATATAGATTTTAGAAAGGAGGATAGATTTATGAACAATGGTATACAACCAACAGTAGAATTAGCTACTAATAATGGTAATGGATTTTATCCATATCCAGTAATGTACGGAAACGGAGGTTTCGGTGGAAATAATGGTTTCTTAGGTGGCGATGGTTGGATAATCTTATTACTATTACTTGCATTTAGTGGAAACTGGGGCAATGGTAATGGTGGCTTCTTTAATGGAAACAATGCTTTCGATAATGGTTATGCTTGGCTTTCAAATGGGCAAAAAGAAATTATGCAAAATACAAACAATGGATTTGATACATTGCATTTAAGCAACCAAATTGAGGGTGTAAGAGATGGCGTTTATGGATTATCTAACCAATTATGCAATTCAACAAGTGATGTTGTATCTGCAATAAATGGAGGCTTCGCAAATGCAGAAATTTCTGCAAATAGTAGACAAATAGCTAATATGAACCAAGCATTCAATAATCAAATTGCTGATTTACAAGCATTTAATAATTTAGGTTCTCAATTAGCATCATGTTGTTGTGAAAATAGATTAGGAATTGCTAATCTAAACTCAACTATTTTAGCTGAAAATTGTGCTGATAGAGCAGCAATTGCAGATGGATTAAAAGATGTTTTAATCAACCAAACTGCAAATACTCAAAGAATTTTAGACCAATTATGCAATGACAAAATTGATGCTAAAAACGAAAAAATTGCTGATTTAGAAAGACAATTATCTATGAAAGATTTACAAGCAAGTCAAGTAGCACAAAACGCATTCATTGCTCAAGGTTTTGCTAATGAAGTTGACCAATTATACAATAGATTAGCAAACTGCCCAGTACCATCAACACCAGTTTATGGTAGAACACCTATATTCACTTGCCCAAACAATAACGGATGTGGATGTGGATACAACACAACAAGTCAATTTATTTAATAGCATATAGTCGATTACGACACGCTCGAATACGAGAACTTGCTAATCTCTGCAGAAAACTCTGCAGAACACAGAGAATAGGCATAGTTCTATTCTCATTTTTTTATTATGAAAGGAGAAAAGATAAAATGATAGAAACAATTATAAATGAACCATTAGCTTTGCCAAGTAATGCTAGTCCAGTAACTTTTGATGAAACTGATATTAGGACTAGATGTGCTACTTGCAATGGGTGGTTAGATTATTCAAATGGTAATCCAAATTTTAAAATATTTGGGAATGGTTATACAGGCTATTATGATGTAGAGTTTAGTGCTTCCGTAAGTACTGCTACACCAGGTGTAGTAGCAATAGGTTTATTTCAAGATGGAGTACTAATTCCTGATACTGTAAGAGCTGTTACTATTGCAACTGCTGATGATTATGAAACTATTTCTTTTGATAAGAAATTAAGAGTATGTCCACGTGGAACTACAAATATAAGTGTACAAAGTGTTAGTTCAATTCCTACACCAACTACACCTACAACACCAATATCAACTACACAAGCAATTATAACTAATGCTACATTCAGCATAAGTAGGCTTAATAGATAATGAGAAATAACTCAGTAGATATAACATCATTATTTTTGCAAATATATAATCTTGTTTTATTAATGCAAGATTTTAATAATACTGATTTAATGCAAGAATTACAAAAGCAAGATACACAATATTTTGAAAAGATTATTAAAAATCAAGAAGAAATATTAAACCTTTTACGAAAGGAGGATAATTAATGCACGAGAAGTTAGAAAAGAAAACTGAAGAAAGCATAAAGAAAATTTTAGATGAGGGAATAAATACCAACAATTTGGAACATCTTTATAAACTAACAAAGATAAATCACATAGCAAAGGAGGAAGAGAATATGAATAACTATGGCAATTACGGAAATTATGTAAATTATGGTGGAAGAAGAGCAGGATACGATAGTTATGGAAGAGATAACTATGGTAGATATGATAACTATGGTGCTAGAGGTAGAGATATGAGATATCGTGGTGATGATTACATGGACAGAATGTCTAACGAATATGGTAGATATATGGAATCAAGAGAAAGATACGGAGCAGGAGAAGAATCTGATAAAGCTTTTCATTTCATGGCAAAAGCATTAGGAGAATATTTAGATTTCTTACATGAGGAAGCAGATACACCACAAAAGAAACAAATGCTTAATGAAACATTACAAAGAAGTATGAGATAATATGAGATATTATTTTTATAATGCTAATAGTCATAACAATTTTATTGATGACTGCTTTCCGAGGGCATATTCAATAGTAATGGATATAACATGGAAAGAAGCATATAAAGAATTATGTAAAAGTGCAATGGAACAAGGTTATATGATGGATAGTGCTATTTTTGTAAGGGATTTTTTAGATAGAAAGTTTAAAAGAATACCTTACAATGAAATATACATAGGAGAATTTGCAGAAAATCATCCTGTTGGAAAATATTTAATAACTACTAATAATCATATAACACCGTGTGTTAATGGTTATGTAATAGACACGTGGGATTGTACTAATAAAAAAATTGAATATATTTGGAAAATATCATAAAATGTGATATAATTATATTGCTGATATGCGCTTTAGTTTTCATAGCTAAAGAAAAGGGCACAATTTTGTGCCTTTTTTATTTTTATGGTATAATTAGTTTGGGTGATAGATGTGAAAATTGCCATTGATAAAAATAGTATAAATGTTGTAAAAAAAGATGGGAATGAATACATATATTTATTTGACAATGAGAATTATAAAGATTTATTGGAAACAAATTTACATTGTGTTTATTATAAAAATTGTAAGTTTGTAGATATAAATTTGACTAATTATGATATAGATTGTATTAAAAAAGCTGATATTAATGAAAAAGATTTTGATAAATTGCCTGATAAAATTGATTATAAATTTGCTATTATAGTTCCAAATTGTAATAATGATCGTGGGGAGTATAATGGCAAAACATTTTTTAGAAATTGTATTGAAAGCATTTTAAATCAAACGTATAAAAACTTTGAATTAATAATAGTTGATGATTGTTCTACTGACACATCAGTTGAAACTGTAAAAGAATATCAGAAGAAAGATAAAAGAATCCATTTAATAGAAAACAAAAGAAAACGATATAATGGTGGAAGCAGAAATGTAGGCATTGATTATGCTTTAAATAATTTAGAATTTGATTATTTTGCATTTTTGGACTCTGATGACTGGTGGAAGAATGATAATGTATTAGAAACAATAAATAATCGTTTATATGGGCATGATATGGCTTTATTAGGCATGGAACTTATAGATAAAAATGGTGTGTTTATGACAAAATTCCATCAGTATGATAATTACAAAGATTTCTTTTTAAGTGATAATAAAGTATGGTGTACTGCATGGGCTAGAGTTATTAAGAAAAATAAAATAGCATATTTTTGTGAAGATACTCTTATGGAAGATAGGGTTTGGAGTTATAGACAAGCAGACCAAATAGGCGATTTAGATAAAGTAGTTAATATAAAAGAAGTGTGTTATGTATGGAATAGAACAAACACAACAAATAGTGTTTCAATGGTTAGAAATGATTATTGGAACGCAAGTGCATATTGTCATATAGGTCATCAGTTACAATTAATAAGTCAATTAAGACATAAAGAAATGATACCAATATTAGAAAAAAGAGTTAAAGAATGTATAAATAAAGTAAATAAAAACATTTATCAACAATATTAAAGGAGGAGATAATATGATAAAGTGCGAGGTTATTGAAAAATTTACACTAGAAGATTTTAACAAATTAAAAAATGTAAAAAAAGTAATGAATAGGAAAGAAAATGAATTTGGTGTAAAAGACACATTTGAATGTGATAAAGAAATGGTTGATTATTTAACAGGAAATAATCCTTTAAATAAAGTAGTTGTTAAAGTTATTGAAGTTATTCCTGAAGAAAATCAAGAAGGAAAGCCAAAAAAAGTAACTAAAAATAAAACTAGCAAGAAATAATCTTGCTTTTTTTATTTTAAAAGTGTAACTTTGACACTTGTAAATTTTAATGATATAATTTAGTTGAAGTTGAACACAACAACATTAAAAAAGTGGATAAGACCAACTTAAAGTCTTAAAAGTAAAGGAGAAAATGTTATGGAAGATAACAAAGACGTTCAAGTAACGGATGAAAAAGTAGAGCAAGAAACTACTCAAAAAACTTATACAGAACAAGATATTCAAAATAGTTTTAATGCAGGTGTAAAGAAAGCTAATAGTGAATGGCAAAAAGATGCAAAATATAAAGAATTTCTTGACTGGAAAAAAAGCAATCAAAATGATAGTGAAAAAATGGCTGAATTACAAGCAAGTAATGAAAATTTAAAAAAGGAAAATGAAATGCTTAAAGCGACTAATAAAGTGGCTAAAAGCGAAGTTAAACCTGAATTTTTAAAGTTTGTTACAAGCGAAGTAATGGGGCTTACAAATGACACTACCGATTTTGAAACTGCACTAAAAAACTACAAAAAAGAAAATCCACAATATTTTGGTGAGGTTGTAGTTAAAAAGGTGCAAAGTTCACCAAACTTAAATGGTGGTTCAAAAGAAACTACAACAAGTGACATTATGAATGATATCTTGCGTAGTGCAAAAAATTAAATAAAAGAAGGAGAGATTAATTATGGCAAAAATCGATAGAACAGATATCGACGCATTAGTTGAAACACAAGTTGCGAATGAAATATTCCAAGGTGTTGTAACTAATTCAAAAGCACTTTCATTATTTAAAAGATTACCAAATATGACAAGTGATAAAACAAAGTTAAGAATATTAGATAGTCTACCAATCGCTTACTTTGTTGATGAAACAACTGACAATGGTAGAAAAAACATTACTAAAATGGCATGGGATAAAAAATATATCAATGCTGCTGAAATTGCTGTTATCGTTCCAATTAAGGAAAATGATTTAGCAGACGCTGACGTTGATTTATGGGCTCAAATTAGACCACGTTTAGTAGAAGCATTTGGACGTAAAATTGATGATGCTATTATCAATGGTGTTGGTAAGCCAACAGATTGGAGAGCTGGTTTAATTCCATCAATTATCAGTGCTGGTGCAAATGTTACTGAAACCGGAAAACTTTATAGCGATATTAATGATGTTATGACTAAAGTTGAAGAAAGTGGATACAATGTAACAGGATTATTCGGTGGTGTTGGTCTTAAAGGAAAATTCCGTATGATGACAGATACTACTGGTCAACCATTAAATACAACTGAAATTGGTTCATTAAGAAGAGAATTTGTTGATAATGGAACTTGGGATAAATCATTAGCTACATTAGTTGCAGGTGATTTCAACCAAGCAGTTTATGCTATTAGAAATGATATTACTTACAAAGTATTAACTGAAGCAGTTATCCAAGATCCAACAGATGGTTCAATAATGTATAACCTAGCACAAGATGATATGGTTGCATTACGTGTAACAATGAGACTTGGTTGGGAAATTCCAAATCCAGTTAATGCATTAAATGAAACTGAAGCTAGATTCCCATTTGCTGCATTAGTACCAGAAGGAACAGTAAGTTTATAAAATTAAATAAAGGAGGGCGTTTATGGAATTTAATGGACAATACCTAACGTATGAAGAATACAAGGCTCTAGGTGGAACATTAGACCTAACGCCTTTTAATCTATTAGAATTTGAAGCAAGAAAACAAATTGATTCAAGAACCTTAAATCGATTAAAAAATGGTGAAAACATACCACAAGAAGTAAAACTATGTGAGTATGCTTTGATAAATAGTATAAATGAATTTGCAAAGTCAACAAGCAATATTGCTAGTAATGGTAATGTTGCTAGTGAAAATACTGATGGTTACTCTGTAAACTACGTAACAAGTGATAAAATAAGTGATATAGTAAGTTCTAAACAAGATGAAATAAATAATATTATAGAAACTTATTTGATGTTTGTTGTATATAATGGAGAACATCTAATGTATTGTGGAGTTTAGTATGATAACTAATTCAAGTTTAACTGTTTATCATATGAGTGGATTAGATGTTTCTACACATAATGAAATATGGACTAGACATAACTATGATAAAGTATGGTTCTTTGGTGGCAAAGGTGCTGGTATTAATAAAGGATATGACAATGCAAATGACGTACAGGTGCGAATACCTTATGATCAAAACAATGGTTTAAATATAAATGATTTTGCTATTGGTGATATTCTAATACAAGGCGCTCTTAACATTGATATAGAAACACAAGAAGATTTATCTAATTATGAAATATATAACATAACAAGCATTAATAATAATACCTTTGGTAATAATCAACACATACATTTAGGAGGCAAGTAATATGCCTGTTAAATTACAACCTACAAGTGTAATTAAAGCACGATTAGGTATTGAACCAAATGGGAGAGTGCAAAGTTTTTTTACAAGTGAATGTGCTAAAGCAATGGATAAATTTATTCCAAAAGATGAAGGCAATTTAAGACTTATCAAAGATATACAAAGTGATAAGATTGTTTATGAATCACCTTATGCTCGTTATCAATATTATGGTATGCGAGATGATGGAACACACGTTGTTAAAAAATACACTACACCAGGAACTGGTACTTATTGGGACAAGCGAATGTGGAGTGCTAAAGGGCAAGATATTGTAAAAAGAGTACAAGAAAAATTTGGAGGCAAATGATGGAAGTTAATGATTTAAGAATATCAAAGTTGAGAAATTACTTATTTGAAATTATAAATACTCTTACTACAAATAGTAATTATCAAATTAATGCTGATATGTTATCAAATAAAGTTGGAGATTATTCTTTAGATAAAATACCTACTGACACAGAAGTTGAACAATGGATTATAGGCATTGTAAAGCGTAGAGATGTTTATTCGTTTAGAAGTCGCAAATCTTATTCGCAAGATACTATTAATAATTTAAAAAATATAGGGTTCTTTGAAGAATTTGAAAGTATAATCAAATCTAATAATGACAAAGGCGTTTTGCCTGAAATAAATAATATAGAAAGTATCGAATGTTTAAATTGTGGAACTATGATTAGTAATGATGATGGTAAAACAGGAACATTTGATATACAAATTCAAATAACATATAGAGAGGAGTAAAACTATGAAAAAAATAATTGCCAAAGTAGATTTTACAAGTAACATTGGAAATTTTATTGTTGGCGACGAAATTCTTAATTTAACTTATGAACAAATAGTTAAATTAAATGAAAAAGGTTTTATAGAACCTCTTAATTATAAAGACTTAATTCTTATTGAAAGAGAATTAAAAAATCCTACAAAGGGATTAAAAATAAAAAAAGAGGAGGAATAAAAGATGGCATTAATACCAAGCGATATTGTTAAAAATAAAAGAAGTCAATACCAAAAATTTTTAGATATTGCTCCAACTTCAACTGAAAGTTGGAAAGTAATTGGTATTGGTATAACTGAGGCAAATGTTGCATATAATCCACAAGTTGATACTGAACAATGGATTATAGAAGATAGTGCTAGAAATGACCATACAGGTAATCAAAAGCAATTGCCTATAACTCAAAAATGTTATAAAGGTGATCCTGAGTTTGAATTTATTAATGCAGGGCGTGATAAATTAAATTACACTTCACATATACTTGAAGTTGATACTTGGAATGGAACAGAGGGAAGCTATCCAGCTAAAAAGAGTGATTGTTTAATTACAGTTACGTCTTATAGTGGTGCAGAAATTGAGTATACGATTTATTTCAATGGTGATCCTACTGATGGTACTGCTACAATTGCAAATGGAGTGCCTACATTTACTGCTAGCGCAAGTTTATAAAACCTTTAAGGGTTAGAGGGGATTAACCCTCGCCCTTATTTTTATTTTAGAAAGAGAGGAGATTATAACATGACAGAAATTTGGAAAGATATAAAAGACTTTGAAGGGCTATATCAAATATCTAATTTAGGAAAAGTAAAAAGTTTGCCAAGATACGTTAAAAATATACATGGGCAAAGAATAGTAAAAGAAAAAATACTTAAAAATCAAATAAATAAAAAAGGGTATTATAGTGTTGTATTAAGAAAAAACAACAAAAGTTATACAAAAGAAATTCATAGATTAATAGGAATAGCATTTATTGAAAATAAAAATAATTATTCTTGTATAAATCATATTGATGGCAATAAATTAAATAATAAATTAGATAATTTAGAATGGTGCAGTTATAAGTATAATATCAATGAGGCATATAGACTTGGTCTTAATAGATATACAAATTTAATAAATTTTAAAAATCTCCCTAAAAAAGTTTTACAATTTGATAAAAATAATAATTTTATAAATGAATTTGAAAGTATTAGAAAAGCAAGTAAAATAACAAATGTATGTTATAATTCAATATGGTTGAATTGCTGTGGAAAGCAAAGATATGCTGGAGGCTATACTTGGAAATTTAAGGAGGAAATATAATGGAAAATAATACTATAAAGTTAAATAATAGTGATGTGTTAACACTTAAAATACAAACACAAGACGGAAAGGATACAGGAGAATGTCTACAATTTCAATTGGACGACATAGAGTTACCTTTAAAATATCAAGAATTATTAGAAAAAGATAAAAAAAATAAAGAACATTTAAGAAATCAAATGCTAATAATTGAAAGAAGACAAGATGTTAAAGGAAAGAAATTGTTAAGCAAAAATGAAGAAGATAAAATTAAAGCTTTAAATGAATTTTTTAATAAAGAAGTTGAGGTCTATAATATGTTTTTAGGCGAAAATGGAGTGCAAAAGTTATTAAATGGTAGACGATTAGGCTGGACGACTTTAGAAGAAATTGACAAAATAATTGAAGAACAAATACAACCACATTTAGATTTAAGTATGAAGAATATCACTGATAAAATAAAAGAAAAATACGGGCAAGCAGTAAAGAGAAATAAAGAAAAAATTGAAGTGGTAGAATGAGTTGTATAAAAAAGATACAAATTGAAGATATTATATATGAAGCAAATGTTGATTTTAGAAATGTTATAAGGTGCAACGAGATAGCACAAGATGGTACAATAGGCGATTTTGAACGTGTTTTAGGCATCATTTGCACGATGTTTGGGGAGAAAGCATTGAATAATCCTAACCATTATGAAAAGTTGCTTAAATGGGCTTTAAATTACCTTTCATGCGGGAAAGAAATAGAAAGTACGAACGAAGAGCCTGACATGGATTATGTTGAAGATATGGAATATATCGAGGCAAGTTTTATGAGCGATTATAAAATTGATTTAGAAAATACCGAGATGGATTGGCAAAAATTTAATAAATTAATGAATGGCTTATCTAATAGTGATATGGGCAATTGTTGTATTTTGAATCGCATAAGGAATTTAAGAAACTTTGATGTAAGCAAAATTGAAGATGACAACGAAAGAGCCAAAATCATTAAAGCAAAACAACAGATTGTTTTGAAAAAAAATAAAAAGGAAATTGAGGTTGAATTAACTGAAGAACAACAAAAAAGTGTTGATGAATTTTATAAAGCACTTGGCTTTTAGAAAGGAAGTGATTTTGTGGATGGTAAAATTATAATTGGCACTGATATTGATACAAAATCTTTCGACGCACAAATTGATTATGTAAAAAGTCAATTAGATGAAATTGAAGATAAATTAAAAAAAGCTGATATGGGATTTGAGGTTGGAGATACCCAAAAATTAGAGGCCGAATACGAAAAATTAACCCAGAAATTAAATAATTTAGTAAAGAAAAAAGAAGAATTTAATAAACAAGACTTTTCTAATATAAAAGGATCTATTAAAAGTGTTGGTGATGGCATAGAAAATGCAACAAGAAAAATAGGCCGCTGGGCATTAGCAATATTTGGCATAAGAAGTGCTATAAATTTTATAAAAAGTTCTGTTAGCACACTTTCACAATATGATGACCAAATGGCAATTAATATTGAATATATAAGATATTTACTAGCAAGCACTTTAAAACCCGTCATTGAAACTCTGATACAATTGGCTTATAAATTATTAGCATACGTAAATTATATTGCTCAAGCATGGTTTGGAATTAATTTGTTTGCAAACGCTAGCACGAAAGCCTTTGAAAAGCAACACACCACTATGAAAAGCACTAATAAGCAAGCAAAAGAATTGCAGAAAACATTAGCAGGCTTTGACGAAATGAACGTTTTACAAAAAAGTGGTGATGTTACGAGTGGTGGTGGTGGTGGAGGTGTATCACTACCAAACTTTCCAAAAATGGAGGATATACAAATTCCAAAATGGGTACAATGGATTGCAAATAATAAAAGCACAATTTTATCAATAATAAGTGGAATAACATCTGGAATACTTGCATGGAAATTGGGACTAGGTGGTATAAAAGCTTTAGGAATAGGAACTGCGGTTTATGGAATAGTTAAAGCTGTTCAAAACTTAATTAAGTTCTTAAAAGATCCTACATTTGAAAATTTTATAGGCATTCTTGATGGAATAACAATTGCAATAATTGGAATAGCAGTTGCCATAGGCGCTTGGCCAGTAGCAATTGGAGCAGTAATAGCATATATAATACTTCAAATAGTAAAAAATTATGATAAAATAATTGAAATATTTAAAAATTTAATAAAATGGTTTGACACAAAATTTTTAGGAGCATTAAGAGATTTATTTGGCCCAATAGGTGATATTCTTTATTTGCCAATAAAATTTGTTATTAGCGCTATTTTAGGGCTATTTGAAGGACTTTTTGGTGGTATAAAGAAAGTTATTGATGGAATAGTAAAAATATTTCGAGGCGATTTTAAAACTGGAATTAAAACTATATTTGATGGATTAATAAAAATAATGACTGCCCCATTAAATGCTTTTATTGAGGGGGTTAAAGGTTTATGGAATCAAATAAAGAAACCATTTGAAAATTTAGTATCAAAAATAAATAATACTTTAAAAGGAATAAATCCAATTAAGATTTCAACAACAGGAGTAGTATCATCAACAGGAGTTGGAAGTATAGGCAATGCACTTAAAAGTATTTTTGGTAAATTTGGATTTGCTAAAGGTGGGATTGTAGTACCAAAACTCGCAAGTGGTGGAATAATAAATAACCCAGGCCGTGGAGTGCCTTTAGGAAGTGCCATTGGTGGTGAACGAGGTGTTGAGGGTGTTATTCCTTTGACCGATAGTCAACAAATGATGTTATTAGGAGAAGCAATTGGACGATATATTACAATAAATGCCAATATTACTAATACAATGAACGGAAGAATAATAAGCCGTGAATTACAAAAGGTGCAAAATGATAGCAATTTTGCTTTTAATAGATAGCGAGGTGTTATATGTTTTTAGACACAAATAGTATAATAATAAATGGTGTTTCAATGGGACAATACATTGTTGAAGCAAAGTATGGTTATAATAAGCTTTGGGCAAATGATAGTGGAAGAAATTTGGCTGGAGTAATGTCAGGTACGCTCATTGGTATATTTCCAAAAATAATATTGCAATTTAGAAAATTGACTAAAACAGAACTAGAGGTTATTGTTCCAATTTTAGATAGTGTAAGGCAAACGGTTACATATTATGATCCAAACAAAAAAGCAAATGTTACGATGACTACATATACTGGAGATTATGAAATAACAAATAAAGGTAGAATAAATAAAGGCAGAAAAAATGAAGGATTTAGTTGTTCTTTCATAAGCACAAGAAAGAGGGTGTAAAATGAAGACACACACAACTGGATTTAAAGAAAATATAAGTTTGTTTGGAAAAGAAATTGATAGTAAAATAACTTATGAATTAAATGGTGAAACAATAGAGTTAGGTGAAGAAGAACTTAACTCTATTACACCACATTATCAAGGGAATATTTTAAAATCAGTTATGAAACAACTTGACATTGATAGTAATACAGATATACCTTTAAAAACGATTTTAACGTACCAATTTGGCGTAAAAGTTGGAGATTTATACGAATATATTAATTTTGGCAGTTATGTTGTTTATAGCTCTGAAAAACAAAAAGATACAAATTCTTATAAAATAATTTGCTATGATAAAATGCTATATTCAATGGTTGACTATGAAAGTATGAATATAACATATCCAATAACAATAAAAGATTATATTATTGCAATTTGCAACAAACTAGGTTTAACATTTAAAAATGTAAATGATACCTTTGCAAATTATGACAAAATGATAACTAGTGAATTATATCTTGACGAAGATGGCAATACCCTAGGTTATACATATAGAGATGTGCTTGATGAATTGGCACAAGTCACAGCAAGTACAATTTGCATAAATGAAGATGATGACGAACTTGAAATTAGATATATAAATAACACAAATGATACAATTGACGAAGAATATTTAAAAGATGTTAATGTAAATTTTGGTGAAAAATTTGGGCCTGTAAATACAATTGTTTTATCAAGAAGCGCTGATACTGATAACATTTATTATCCTAGTGTTTTACCTCAAAATCCTTGTGAAATAAAAATAAGTGATAATCAAATAATGAATGGCAATGATCGTGATGAATTTATGCCCGACATTTATAACAAATTAAATGGTTTGGAATATTACATGAATGATTTTTCAAGTTTTGGAATTTGTTATTATAACTTGTGTGATAAATATAATGTAAGCATAGGAGAGGAAAATTATTCTTGCATAATGTTTAATGATGAAGTAAATATAACACAAGGACTTTCAGAGTATATATATACTGATATACCAGAAGAAACTCAAACAGATTATACAAAAGCGGATAAAACAGATAGGAAAATAAATCAAACAATTTTAATTGTTGATAAACAAAGCCAAAAAATTGAAGCAAAAGTTTCAAAAGATGATATAGTAGCTGATTTAAACATCGCCATTGAAGAAGGACAAGGTGTCTTATATTTTCAAGGGAATTATTTTGTAGTAGATGCAGACAATTTAAAAATAGACAAATATGGGAACGTAATAGCATATAATTTAGAAATAAAGGGTGGAAATATAGTGTTAGAAGATGACGGAACGCAGACAAATGCATCAATAAAAATAAGTGTACCAACACAATATACTGACTCTTTGCTAGTTGGAGATGATTTAAGTGGTAAAAAATTAAAATTTAATTTAAAAGATTATACTTATAGCACAATTCAAACATTAACTGATGATATAATAATTTGTGAATACGAAGATGAAGATAATAATACAACAACAGAATATGCATTATACTTAACAGCATACACAGAAGAAGAAACACAGGATAAATATGTTTTAGTAAATATAAGAGAGGGTAGTACCCATGTAGGTAATGTTATTAAACAAATAAAACTAATAGATGATAAAATACCTACTAATTTTGAAATAGAATTATACGAAAATTTTGGGGAAATAACTTATTTAACGAGTGATTTAATAATTAATGATATAAAGCAAATTACTTATGAAGTAATAAGAGAAACATCATTAAGTGGTAATGGGCTTATTGCAGATATAAAAGCAGATTATGATTATACTCAAAGTGATTTAGATAGATGTCAACAAATTGTTTTAGGTAGCATAACTCCAACAGAAGCAGATTATAGAAGATTAGATGTTGATAAAAATGGAGTTATAAATGCATTTGACTTGCTAAAAATTAGTAAGTATATACAAGCAAATATAGGAATAACAAATCCAGGTAAAATAATTATTGACACACAATCTATTGATGATAATATTGTGTTATTAGATGGTGATGGTAATAAAAAAGTGTCTATTGGCTTGTATGATGGCGTTTATATAGACGGAAACAAAGTATTATCAGAAAACAAATTATACGAAGATAATACAGGTTCATTAGGCACAATTACTTTAAATGATGATGTATCAAATTATGAATATATAGAAATATTCTATAAAACAAACAATAATTATTTTGATTCAAAAAAAGTAAGCTCTGATGCTTTCGGTAGTAGTAATACAACAACTTTATCTTTATATGCGTATATGAGCACAGGTATCTCATATCAAAATTTTAGAGAAATAATTATTGATGGTACTTCCATTGCTACAAAAAGCACAAATTACGGGCAACTTTCTGTAAGAAGTTCATCTAATACGCTTAACAACACAAATATGTTATATATATATAAGGTAGTAGGATATAAATAATTGGAGGAATAAATATGAAAAAAATAATTGAAAACATAGCAAAATTAATAGATTTAAAATCTATAATTACTTTATCTCTCATAATGACATTAGAAATTTTAATTATAAAAGGCGCAAAACTAGATAATGACTTATTCTTGTTATTTAGTAATATTACAACTATGGTTATAACTTTTTACTTTGCAAAAAAAGATAACAAGGAGGAATAATATGAAAGGTATAGATATTAGTGGTTATCAAAAAAACATCAATTTAGAAAAAGCTAAAAAAGAGGGTATTGAGTTTGTTATTTTAAAGGCTGGTTACACCGGTTGGGGAGGAAATGGAACTAGTAAAGGAAAAGATTCTCAATTTGAAAACTTTTATAAAAAATGTAAAGAATTAAATATACCTGTTGGAGCATATTGGTATAGTTGTGCAGACACAAAGCAAAAAGGTATTGATGAAGCAAACTATATGTATGAAAAATGTTTAAAAGGAAAACAATTTGAATATCCAATTTATATAGATGTAGAAGAAAAAAGATGGCAATTAGGAAAGAAAAAAGAAGTAACAGACGCAATTATAAGTTTTTGTGACACATTAGAAAAAAAAGGATATTTCGTAGGTGTTTATGCAAGCTTAGATTGGTTTAAAAACAAAATTGATACAAATAGATTAAAAAATTATACTAAATGGGTAGCTTGTTGGAGTAAAAACAAACCTCAATTTAATTATAATGCGTTTGATTTATGGCAAAATGCAGATAATGGTGTAGTCGCAGGATTAAAATTAGACACAGATATATCTTATAGAGATTTTCCTACAATCATCAAAAAAGGCGGTTTTAACGGCTTTAAAAAGAACTCTAATACAAATATACCAACTACAAGTAAAACTCCTCAAAATACCCCAAAAGAACCTCAAATAACAACATATTATATAGTTAAAAAAGGAGATACATTAAGTTATATTGCTAAAAAGTATAATACAACCGTAGATAATTTAGTTAAATTAAATAATATTAAAAATAAAAATTTAATATTAGTTGGTCAAAAATTAAAAATAAATTAATTTGACAAAAGGAATTTTATATGATATGTTTAAGTTGTCATGAAAAAAAATGACAACTTTTATTATTAATGTACTAATGATACAGCATAAAATCCACACAATTATTCGTGCTACCTTTACAGGTGGCACACTGGTTATATACCTACTGATAGGGTATTTAGCTAGTGCCCCATCTATAAAACACGATCTTCAAAAAAGGAGAAAAGCCTATGAAAGAAGTAACCAAATTACTTATAAATGATTTTAAAATCAAAGAGTTAGGTTATGACTTTATGGGCTTTTCTTTATGTAAAAATAGTCTTTTATCATTTCATCACTTAATACTGAGTAAAGAATATTGTAAAAAAGCCCATTTGGGTAAGGGTTATTGGTATTGGAATGGAGTAATACTTTGTCAAGATACTTCGCATGAATATTTGCATTTAGTCCAAAGATATTCAGATGAACTATTTAGATACATCACAAGTGAAATGTACGACATGAAAGTCAAAGGCTATTTAGACAAACAAAATTTAATTGCAATAGGTCAAATTTTAGATTATTTTGAAAGTTTATATATGGAACAAAAAACTGACAAAGGACATTATTTAATAAAGGAAAAATATCTTGACAGAAATAGGTTTGAATAACCTATTTTTTTATTCTAAAAATATACCAAAAAAGTATCAAAATGGTATTGACAAGATACCTTAAAAGGTATATAATGTTTATAGTTAGGAGGGATAAAATGGGTGATTTTTATATTGATTGTGACGCTTTGCCTGAATGGTTAGTTAATAAATTTTTCAAAAATGAAGAATTTGTATCAATTGAAGATTTAATCAATAAAATAGAAGAATTAGATAGTGAGGAGAGATAGCATGGCATTAAAAAAAATGCATATTTCTATTGATGAGAATTTAAAAGATAAACTTGATAAAGAAGCAAAGTCGAAAGGTTTGAGTTTGAGTTCTTATATTAGATTAATAATTTTAGGAAGAAAATAATATGACAAGAGATGAATATTTAAAAGAATTAAATAAGGCATTTGGAGATTTCAAGTTTTTTGAAGAAGATCATCACTATGAATACAAAGGTCAACGAGTTGGAATATCAGTTACTAGATTAATTGAAGAATATTGCAATGAATTTGATAGTCAAGCAGTTGCTGAAAAGTTGGCTATTAGAGATAACAAATCAGTTCAAGAAGTATTAGCTGAGTGGGAATATAAAAACAAATTTGCTTGTGAAAAAGGTAGTACGTGCCATGAATATGCTCAAAGTTTATGGAGTGGCGAAGAATGGCATTTTAAATCATTTGATTTTAGTGAAGAATATCGCAATGCAGTTGATAAAATACAACAACAAGCAAATATGTTTCATTATAATTATAAAGATAGGCTACAACATCTTGCTGATGAATTTGTTATAGGTAGTGAAGAATACGATATAGCAAGTGCTATCGACCATTTATTCATTAATAAATTAACAGGTGGACTTGTATTAGTTGATTACAAAACAAATAGTGATATACATAAAACCGAAAAATACGCAAAGAATATGAAAGTTCCTTTATCACATTTAAAGGACTTTACATTGAATCATTATTACATACAACTTTCAATTTATAAATATATAGTTGAAAAATTCACTAACTTGAAAATTGAAGAAATGTTTATTGTATATTTTAGTGAAAATATCGAAAATTATGAGATAATAGAAATACCTTATTTAAAAGATGAAGTTGAAAAAATATTGGAGAATAGGAGGGTAAAAAATATGAATAGTGTTCCAGTATTATTAATAGGTCAAAGTGGTTCAGGTAAATCCACTAGTTTAAGAAATTTTACCAAAGATGAAGTAGCAGTTGTAAATGTA